TGGTGGTGGCGGTGGAAGTATTTCTGCACCGACTGCAAACGCAGGATCTGCACCACCTGCCTTTAATATAGTTGGTTCAAGTGAAACAAATCAATTAGCAGATGCAATTGGTGGGCAATCACAAACACCTATACAAACCTATGTTGTATCAAATGACGTAACATCTGCACAATCAATGGAAAGAAATATTATTGACGGTGCATCAATAGGATAAACGCAAAATAAACAAATAAATACGTTATAGAAAATATGAGAATAGTTGAGTTAATTTTAGATGAAGATCAAGACAATTTTGTAGAGGCAATTTCTGTTGTCGAAAACCCCGCTATTGAGTCGGACTTTGTTGCCTTAAAAGAGGACCAAAAAAAATATGAGTTTGCAGAAATTGACAAAGAGCAAAAAATATTAGTAGGCCCAATTTTAATACCAAACAAACCAATTTATAGAAAAAATAAAGACGAAGAGTATTACATATATTTTAGCAGGGATACTGTTAAAAGAGCCTCACAGCTATATTTAAAACAGGGTAACCAAGGTAACTCCACTTTGGAGCATAAAAATAAATTAGAGGGTTTAACGCTTGTTGAGAGTTGGCTTGTGGAGGATAAAGAGAACGACAAGTCTAATATGTACGGTATGAACCTGCCCCTGGGAACTTGGGTGGGGGCTATTAAAGTCGACAATGACGACATCTGGAATAACGAAGTAAAAAACGGAAAGGTAAAGGGGTTTAGTATTGAGGGTTATTTTGCAGACAAAGCTGAAATGTCAAAACAAAGTGAAGACGAAAGACTTTTAAACGAACTTAAAGACCTTTTAACAAATGAGAAATAAGACCTTTAAAACACCAAGCAGGACAAGTCCAAAGAATAGCAGGAGAGGTTGTTTGTGTGCTGATAATACTTATTCAACAAAATGTTGTGACGGAAGTTTACAGGCACAAGGTATTGGCAGAATAACTGCATTACCACTAGAAGATTATTTGGTAAAAGAAGATAGTGATTTAATATTGCAAGAAGATAATTTTAAAATAAAAATATAATGGCAAACTCAAAAATAAGTGAACTACCAATAGCAACAGAATTACAAGGCAGTGAATTAATTGCAACCGTTCAAAACGGAGATACTAAACAAACAACCGTATCTAAAATTAAAAACTATTTTGTATCTACTGACATAACCGCAGAAGCTGATGTTGATGTAGATTTAAACCAGTCTATTTATGACGATACTTTTATGTTTAAAATTTCTTGGACTGGTGATAATGGAACTTCTGTTTATACATTACCAGATGCAGTAGCACACGCAAATAGAAAAATAAGGTTTATATCAGATAGTACATTTAGGTCATCAGACCACGTAGACGTTACCCCAGCAGCTGGGCAAACATTAGACGGAAGCAGCGGACATTATAGAATAAATAAAGATTATGAAGGTATTACAGTATGGAGTGACGGTGTGGAATGGTTTATATTACAGAAAAAGGCTTAAACGCAAAATAAATAAATAAAATCGTTAATTAACTATAAACACAATTTTTATGAATGCAGCTACAGACACATTAAAAAAAGTAAAAACCTTACTAGGTATTGAGGTGTCTTTGGAGCAAATGAAATTAGACAACGGAACTGTTTTAGAGGCTGAAAAGTTTGAGGCAGGAGAGGCTATTTTTATTGTAACCGAAGATGAGAAAGTTGCTTTACCAATTGGAGAGTACGAACTTGAAAACGGATCTAAACTAGTTGTTGAGGAGGACGGAATTATTGCGTCAGTCGGAACAGTAGATGAGGAAGAAGTTGAGGAGGACGTGGCCGAAGAAGAGGTTGAGGCAGAAGAAAAAGAAACTGAAATGGAGTACGTTTCAAAACGCGAATTTACAGAGGCGCTTACCGAAATCGTTAATATGATTGAGGAGCTTAAAAATGGAGGCGTTGAGGCGTCCGAGGAAACCTCTGGAAGTTTAAAGTCTAGAACGGTAAAAGAAGAGTTCACAGAAAACGAAGAAAAAAGTGAGCTAGAAACTCAATTATCAGAGGCAGCGGTAAAGCCTTTAAAACACGCTCCAAAAGAGGAGTCGACTTATAAGGCAAAATTCAATTTTAATCAAAACAAAAAACAAACTGCATACGATAGGATCGTTGCAAAAATTTCAAACATTAAACACTAAAAAAAATGGCACAACCAACAATCACAACAACGTATGCAGGACAGTTTGCAGGGGAGTATATCGGAGCAGCTTTATTATCTGGCAATACACTAGCAAACCAGCTAATTACTATCAAACCAAACATTAAGTTAAAAGAGGTAATTAAAAAAGTAGATTACGCATCTTCAATAGCAGCAGGAACTTGCGACTTTACGTCAGCAGGAACTGTAACTTTAACAGAGCGTATTTTACAACCGGACGAACTACAAGTAAATTTAGAACTTTGTAAAACCCCGTTTCAATCGGACTGGGAAGCAGAGTCAATGGGTTATTCAGCTCACGACTCAATGCCACCAAAATTTTCAGACTTTTTTATTGCAAGACTTTCTGCTGATGTAGCACAAGGTACAGAGCAAAGAATTTGGGGAGCAGACGGATTTACAGGATTATTTTTAGCAGCAGAATTTGCAACAGACGGTGGAACAACTATCGCACCGGCGGCAGTAGACGCAGCTAATGTAATAGCAGAATTAGGTAAAGTAGTAGACGCAATTCCTGCAGCACTTTATGGAAAAGATGACCTACATATTTATGTATCTCAAAATATTTTTAGAGCGTACAAAAGAAGTTTAGGCGGTTTCCAAGCTAACGGGCAAGGAGCAAACGGATACAATGGGCAAGGTAATAACCAAGATATTGACGTTCAGTTTTTTGACGGAGTAAAAGTTGTAGCGGCAAATGGACTTGCTGACGACAGAATGGTGGCCGCAGAAAAGTCAAACCTATTTTTTGGAACTGGTTTATTAAATGACCAAAATGAGGTCAAGGTCTTGGATATGAGCGATTTAGACGGGAGTAAAAATTTAAGATTTGTAATGCGTTATACGGCAGGTGTGCAGTATGGAATTGCATCTGACATTGTATTTTACGGAGCATAATTAATAATCAAATTTACCCTTGTCTTAATAACGAGGGTAAGTTTATAAAAACATAAAAGAATGAGTTGTTTAATAAATAAGGGAAGACTAGAGCCGTGCAAGGACAGCGTTGGGGGACTTACCGCCGTATATCTAATTGACTACGGGACACTAGGAAATGTAACATACGGAGCAAGTAGTGACGAAATTACTGCATTTGACGGATCTCCAACTGCGTACAAATACACGCTAAAAGGTAATAGTTCATTAGAGCAAACAGTAACATCAAGTCGTGAGAATGGGACTACATTTTACGATCAAATTGTTACGTTAACACTAAAAAAACTATCGGCACAGTCAAATGACGAGCTGGCGTTAATAGCAGTTGCAAGACCACACGTTGTTGTAGAAGATAATAACGGGAATGCAATGATAGTTGGCCTAGAATGGGGAGCAGACGTAAATGGCGGAACGGTAGTAACCGGAGCAGCTATGGGCGATTTATCTGGATATACTTTAACGCTTCAAGGAATGGAGAAAAAACCTGCTAACTTTTTAAGTGGCGGTGTTGCAGGAGTTGGTATAACAGTATCGACAGACGTAATTTCAGATATTTAATAATAATTATTTAGTTAGTACAAAGGGGCGGCCAGAAGGTTGCCCTTTTTTTTTATGTTTATTTGCAAAAAAACAGATTTTTGACGTTATAGATTTATGATAGTATTAAAACCAATAGACACAGCGCAAATTATCTATGTAATACCTAGACTAGCGTTAAATTCTACAAACATTGAATTAAGTATTATTGACGATATTACAGGAAACTTGTTGACATATACATCAACGTCTGTAATGAAAGGCGATTATTTAGAAATTGGCGCATCAATTGACGGATTAGTTAAAGACAGATTTTACACTTTTAGAATAAACGAAACTATAACATTTAAAAACATTTACAAAGACAAGATTTTTGTAACGGATCAAGTTATAGATCAAAAAATTAATAAGAGTTATTCAATAAATAAAGATCAGTACGATAAAGTTGAAAGTAATAATGATTACATTGTAATATGAGCAGAAGAAAACCAGAACAAGGTAAAATTAATGTAGTAAATTTAAGCAACTACACAAGTCCAGTTATTACCATAAACAAAACCAAAGACTGGGTGACCTATGGCAATAATAACGAGTACTTTAACTATTTATTAGACAGGTACTCCGGTAGCCCCACAAACAACGCAATTGTTAACGGTATATCACAGATGATATTTGGCAAGGGGCTTGACGCAACCGACAGTAATAAAAAGCCAAACGAGTACGCACAAGCAATAACGTTGTTAAGGGATGACTGCGTCAGAAAATTTTGCTATGACCTTAAACTAATGGGCCAATGTGCAATCCAGGTAATTTACTCAAAGGACAGAAAAACAATTGCAGCAATAGACCACATACCGGTTGAAACGCTGGCACCAGAAAAGTGTAACGAGGACGGAGAAATTGAGGCGTATTACTACTTCCACGATTGGAGCGTATTAAAGCCTAACGACAAACCGACTAGAATACCGTCATTTGGCTGTTCAAAAGAAAGTATTGAAATTCTTTATGTTAAGCCTTACGTTGCGGGGCACTTTTACTTTGCGCCTGTAGACTACCAAGGATCGTTACAGTACTGTGAGTTGGAAGAGGAGGTGAGTAATTACCACCTAAACAATATTATGAATGGCTTGGCCCCGTCAATGCTAATTAACTTTAATAATGGCGTTCCAAATGAGGAGGAGCGAGAGGGTATAGAAAGACGAATTTTAGAAAAGTACTCCGGGACGAGTAATGCCGGGCGTTTTATATTAAGCTTTAACGAAAACAAAGACGCAGAGTCTAGTATTGAGGCGGTGCAATTATCGGACGCGCACAACCAGTACCAGTTTTTATCAGACGAAAGTATGCGTAAAATAATGGTATCTCATAGAGTAGTTAGTCCAATGCTACTAGGAATAAAAGACCAGAGTGGATTAGGAAATAATGCGGAAGAACTTATGACGGCCAGCACGTTAATGGATAACACCGTAATAAGGCCGTTTCAGGACCTTTTAGTTCGGGCCTTTGATGATATACTAGCCTACAACGAAATAAGCCTTAATTTGTACTTTAAAACGCTTCAACCGCTGGAGTTTACAAATATTGACAAGGAACTAATTGACAAGGAGACGCAGGAGGAAGAAACGGGAGTTAAAATGAGCTTATCGGAGCAGGTTGAACTTACAGACGAAATTTCAAGCAGTATTTTAAGTAATTTAGAGATTGACGAGCTTGGCGACAGCTGGGAGTTTGTTGATGAAATTGAATGTGACGGATCGGAGTATTCAGATGAAGTTTGGGCAAGCTACCTTATAAGCGAAAAGCAGAATTTAGGCCAAAAGTTGGCCGGGTATGTTACGGCAAAGCCGGGCGGGTTTAGCTATTTAGATAAGTCCTTTTACAAGATTAGATACAAATACCACCAGAAAAAGCAAACGGGTGGAGATAGCAGGGACTTTTGCTCTACAATGATGAGTAGATTTGACTCAAAAGGCTACCCTGCCGTATATAGATTAGAGGATATTGACCAGGCAAGTAGAAAGGGTGTTAACTCGGAGCTAGGGCATAACGCGCAACCGTACGATTTATTTAAATTTAAGGGCGGGGTTTACTGTCATCACGTATGGAAAAAGGTGTTATTTAGGCTAAAAAGTAAGTCAATAGAAAGCCCCGAGTTTTCTAACTACAGGAGAACAAGAACAATCCCGGCAAGTTACAATATAAACCCAAGGGGAACGGCGCAGTCAATTATCGCACCTGTTGATATGCCGAATAACGGGCATCACCCAAGCTGGAGTAAAAAGAGGAGTAAAAAGAAAAAAAGATAGCAAATGGCAACGGCATTATTTATAACACCAACAGATTTAAAACGCAACTCATTAGTTGACGGAAATGTGGACGTGGATAAGTTTATTCAATTTATTAAAATATCACAACAGATACATATTCAGAATTATTTAGGCACGGCTTTGTATGATAGAATTTCGGCGGATATTATTGCGGGAACTTTAACCGGGGACTACTTATTTTTAGTAGACGAGTATATAAAAGATATGTTGATCCATTTTTCAATGGTAGATTATTTACCTTTTGCTGCGTACCAAGTAGCTAATGGTGGAGTGTTTAAACATATTTCAGAAAATAGCGAAAGCGTAACAAAAAATGAAGTAGATACTTTAATAGATAAGCATAGAAATTTTGCACAATTTTATACTAGACGTTTTATTGATTATATGTGTTTTAATAACAATCTGTTTCCAGAATATAATGCAAATCAAAATGCAGATATGTTTCCAGATACTGATGCAAATTTTGTAGGTTGGGTATTATGATAAAAGAAAAAAAAGAACAGACTAAAAAAAGAGTTAGCAAACCAAAAAAGAAAAATATTGAGTTGTTAAATAAGTTTTTAGCTAAATTAAAAAAAAACTAGAAAATGAGTTTGTACAAAGACGCAAGTATTGCTTTTATACCTAGTGGATATGACACAGGCAAATTGTTTTGTCCACGTCCAAAAGACGGAGGTGTAGATTTAGATTTTACGAGAACAGGTGGTGCGTGGATAGTAAATAATGTCGGCTATATGGAGTTTGTTTCAAGTTCTGACACACCTCGTTTAGATTACACAAAAAGCAGTTGTCCTGCATTGTTGCAAGAACCTCAACGTACTAATCTATTTAATTGGTCGGAGAATTATAACTGGCAATGGCAAAAAAATAATGCAACAACAATACAAACGACTGATGTAAAGGATTTATTTGGGAATAATAAAGCGATAAAATTACAAGTAGCCAATACAGGTGGTTATGGGTTTAGTACACTTTACAAACCATTTACTCCAACACAAAGAAGATATTATACATTTAGCAAATTTGTCAGAAAAGGTAGTACAAATTGGATTAAGTTAAAATTGACTGCACCGAATG